TGAGCGCCAGGCGGGTATACTGGCGTATGTTGGATAGTCCAGGTCTTCGTAAATCCCTGGTTCAAATTTCATAATTTTTCGGAGCCTCTACGATGTCCACTCCGCGAAAATCTTCACCGAAATGTTTACGCGATTGCTGCAAAGCCAGTTCTCTGGCCTCTTCAATTGTGTCGGCCTCGACGGACATGAATTTAACCGACGTAATCAAGATCTCCAGGTCAAACCTTTTCTTTGGTTTTACTATTTCCATGACCTCTCCGAATTAGTCCCGCCTGTTAGTCACGCGGACGGGAACGCGCTGGAGGGCGTGATGAAGACCCTGACTAATCACAAGCCTGCGATACTTCCAGCAAGGAAGCCAAACACAAAGACTGAAATCATCGCCCAGCTTGTGAACCGTGGGACGCTTAGCCAAGCAATCCCTTCATCCCTGTTGATTTTTTCGAGGATCTTGGCCTCGCGACCAGAGTAAGTACCAAATCGCTTTGTTTTTATCTTCGTTAGCATCACCCTTTTTCCCCTGTCTCCAAATGTATTTGAACGCTGCAATCTCAGCGTACTCCTCAACCCGCTTCTTGCCAAACGCACTTACCATGGCATCGATGCACTCCACATCACCTGACGCATAGTGCGCCGGGCTGTTCACCATGTCTGGGTTTTTGCGTGGTCGTCCTCGCTTAGCCATCAGAACGGCACGTCGTCTTCAAAGTCGTCGTCGTCGTCCGCTGCCGGTGCTGGTGCCGCTGCGGTTTGGGGTGCCGCCTTATTCATTGCAGCCTGCAACTCAAAGCATGGCTCAACTTGATCTTTGTTTGGCTCGTCGCACCCTGCAATTCTCCATTTTACGAAAGGCGGCAGATCCTCAAAAATGTCACACGCCTTCTTACTGCGCTCGCTCGACTTGCCGACAAACTCGTCAATGTAATCTTCAAGATCGAAGATGACTTGATCATTTTCAGTCGCGGCCTTTTTGGGTCCGCCGTCCGCACAATAAACGCCTGTTACCTTATCCCTGCCGCCAGCGGTGCGCCCCACGCTTATCTTGCAAGACACACCTACTATCGCAGTCAAATCGAAGCTTTCTAGCTCTGACGGCGTGAACTGATTGTTTCGCCAGGCTTGCAGATCCCTCCGCAGGGCTGCTTGTTCATGCAAACTGAGCCGATACTCTTTGAACACAGACATCGGACGGTCGTCCTCCGTGCGCGTTTTGGGCAGTTCCCACCAAACAAACACTGAATGTTGTTTGTTTTTTTCGCCCTGAAATTCGTTCCAGTTTGTACCTGCGTCTACAAGTTTGTAACAAATTGCATCATGCATACCCTCTGGTACAGGGACATACTCGTAATCGCTGCCACCAGAATCGCTTGCTACTATAGCCATCGCTTTTTTCCTATTGCTCGGTTATAACGGTTTGGAGTATATTGCAAACCTTTGTAAATTCGCAAGCGGGAAAAGTTGATGAGCTTAAAAAATGTGAGAAGCGGTCTGAGCAAAGATATGTCTCGACCGTTGTCGGGCAATCTACGCGAAAGTTTTCTCGATTTCCTGGCTGATCACATGATGGAACCCGACCCGAAAGAGGGGTTGGTCGAGCACGGCAGAGGCAAAGCCTGGAGCGCCTATAACGGTAGAGCGCGTAAGGACAAGGGATGGTATCTGCTGTTCTTGCACCAGGAAAGCCCACTTGGCTTGTGCTTCGACTGGCGAGAAGGTGACGCACCCATAGCGCGCTGGTTTCCAGACGGTCGAGAACAGCTTACCGAGGAAGAACGACAACGTGAGCGTGAGCTGATCGAGCAAGCCCGTGCAGAATACCAAGCAAGGTTGGCAGAGCAGCACCGTGCAAAAGCAAAAGAGTGTCGCAAGATCTGGAAGCACGCCGCAGAGGTCGAAGACCATCCGTACTTACAACGCAAACAAGTGCCCAATCTTGGGCTAAAGTTATCCACAGGCCCAGACTTCGAGGGCTACCTGATCCTGCCCTACAGGGACGAAACCAAGCAGATCGTCACCCTGTCCTACATTCCAGCACAACCCGGCGAACAAAAATGGTGGCACAAAGGCGCGAAGCGCAAGGGCACTTACGCGCTGATTGGCGCAGAACTGCTCAAAGACCCGACTCGCATCAACTATGTCGAGGGCTACGCGACAGGCGCGAGCTGGTTCGAGCATCACAACAAAGAAGAGCCAGTAATAATTACCGGGGACGCCAACGGCATGATCGATGTGTCCAAGCTGTTCGCTGAGTGGTATCCCGACGCAACCCACGTTTTTATTGCGGACAACGACGAAAACGAAACGGGCCAGAAGGCTGCAGAGAAGGGCGCAAACGAAGTCAAGCTGCGCGGTGGCAACGCTGAGGTCATCGTACCCGGTGACACAGGCCAAGATTTCAACGATGTGGTCATCGAGGGTGAGGTCGTCAACAAAGACTTTCGCGAGCAAGCGGTCAGTGTGGACTACACGCGCAACAGCTCAGGGCGCGTCATGCAAACCAAAGAGAATTACGAGGCGGTGCTGCAGAAGAACGAAATCGATGTTGCTTACAATGTGATTAAGAAAGAGATGGAAATCGATATCCCTGAGATGTCGTTCATCAACGATCTGCAGGAAGACGCGGTGCTCGCAGAGATCGAGAATCGCTGCATACTCGACATGGTGCCTCACGACCGCATGAGGACCAATCTCCCCCTGCTTGCACGAGAACACAACCCCGTCAAAGACTGGATCGAGAGCCTCGTTTGGGATGGCACGCCACGCATACAGGCGCTGCTCGATACAGTAGACGCCGAGGACAACGAACTCAAAGAGATGCTGATGCGTAAATGGCTGGCGGGGTGTGCAGCGGTCGCCTGCCTGCCTGAAGGTGCGAACCTAGAAGGCGTGCTGATTTTTGTGGGCAAGCAAGCCCTGGGTAAAACCCAGTGGATGAAGTCTCTCGCACCCAACAGAGATTGGCTGCTCGAAGGCGCAACACTCAACCCCAGCGACAAGGACAGCGTGAAGCATTGTGTGAGCCACTGGATTGTAGAACTGGGGGAACTGGGCAGCACGTTCAAAAAGGCCGACATTGACCAGCTCAAAGCGTTCCTGACGAAATCCAAAGACGAACTGCGTTTACCCTACGGTCGTACCTTCTCACGCTACCAACGGCGTACAGCGTTCTACGGCTCAGTTAACGAACGCGAAATACTGGTGGACCCAACCGGCAACAGGCGATTCTGGATCGTGCATGTCAACGACATAAATTTCCAACACGGGATCGATATGCAGCAGCTCTGGGCAGAGGTCTTGCACGGGGTGTATCGAGGCGAACAAACATGGTTCCTCACCAGCGAAGAACGAGAGCGCCTGCAGGTCAGTAACGAGATGTCACGCACTCAAAGCGCGGTCGAAGACCTGCTGTTGCAGCAAGTCAACTTCGACGGGCTGAACACCAAGCCTGTGCAAATGGCAAAACTGCTCGGTGATCTAGGGATACGCGCACCTCGAATGGCGGACTACAAAGAGGCGAGTCGCATACTCCAAGAGCGTGGAATCAAGCCGCGCAAGTCCCACGGTAAGAAAATTTACGACGTGGAGTACTCCCCCGTAGATACCCCCACCTCACCCCCGTACACCAGTGACTTTTGACGGGGGTGTAGCACTGTACCCCCTATACCCCAATGCGGAAACTCGCAAAGCCCCGTCACAGCTACCTCTCCGCGATGGGGGGGGTGGGGTATAGTAAATTTAATCTTTATTATATATATGTTTATAGGAGTAATATGCCCTTGTATTGGGGTTAAAAGGGCTGTATTTCTACTCCCCATAGTATAAGGCCGAAAAAAGGCACCCTACCCCCCCCCATGGAGAAATGTAGATGTTTGAGTATGACCAAAACAAAACAGATCTTTTGAACTTTACACATTGGCGGTGTGCGAATGAAAGCGAGCGAGAAGCCTGGGGACAGCGTACACTGGACGACCAGGAAGCTAGAGATCTGTTTCAACAACTGAAGGCAAGTGGATGGCTGAAAAACCAATCACAAAAGCAAAACGTGGGCGACCTCGAAAGAACCGACCTCAACTGACCGAAGTACCGAGCCAGTTCGAGGACAACGAAGAATTTGGCATAACCGAAATGT